CCGATGGCTGGCGCATCTGCGCCCTACCAAGATGCAAGCGAGTAGATACCACATCATAGTACCCGGTGTTGCCACTTGTCAACGCTGACCGATTCGCCCCAGTCGCATCGCCAGTGACGATGAAGCTTGCCTTCGGGAACGCTGCGATGATACTGTCGCAGAGCTGATAGATATCAGAGTTCCGTAATGCGAACTCCTGCACCACGTTGATGCAACCATTGATGTGCTGCACTGCGATGCAGGTTATCGGGTCCACGTTGAAGTCGAAGCTCAGATACAGATGATGGAGCTGGTCGAACTTGACCGACGTCACGTGCTTGGCTTCATCGAAAGCATAAGCAAATGGATTGTTGGCAAGGTCAACATCTTCCGCCAGTATCTCGCACCGGAAGGTCAGCTCATCCAACTGCTCACGCAGATGGTCAACCTCTTCATGACTGATATGCGGATTATCGTAAGTTGATAAGTTGAACGATGACCAACTCGTATCATCCTTTGCGAACAGTTCCTTGAAAAATGTCCTGCCGAACTTCGGTGTGCTGAGAATCCACGCATCGCCCTTGAAGTCCAGCAGTGTAGCCATGATTGTCTGCGTCCACGCCTCCCTGAACTTCTTCGCCTTCTCAGCCTCATCGATGACTACCCTCGCATACTTGCGACCTCGCCCTGAGTCCGGTTCGTCCATCGACCAGAAGTCGATAATGCCACCAGTGATCAGACGCATCTGCTTGGTCTGTTCGTTCTTCGTCTCGATGATTGGCTTGAGCGTGTACTTGAGTTCAAGCCATACATCATGCAGGTCCTTATACGTGGGAGCATAGTACGCACACGGCTTGCCGTCAAGCGCAACCTGAGGAAGCAGTTCATTCACCGCAAGCGTGGTCTTACCCCATCGCCTGCCAATCTTCAGCACGTTGTAGCGACTCGCATCTCCAAGCACCTTCTCTTGCCCACTATGCAGTCGCTTGAGCTTGACCTCGATATCAGTCACGGACAATCCTGATATTAATAGTACCGTCATCCGGCTTGATCTCCTGACGATTCATCTTGGGAGTAATGTACTCAGCAAGTGTAGCCAGCATCTTGAGTCGCTCGCCAGGACTGAGTTCAGCCAAGTCTCGCCTCATCTGGTACTCATCGTACTCGTTCAGCACTCGTTCTATCTTTTCCTTCAGCTTCATTTCTTCTTCTTGACTTTAGCAGGCAGAGACTTCATCTGCTTTGGCGATGTCTTCTTAGCGAACTCCTTTGCGACCTTCGGATTACTTGCGTATAGAAACGCTCGCTGTGCTTTTGATTTGAATGGCATACTACAAATATACTATTCTATTTCGCCTTCTTCACGCAGCACCCTCTCTGCCCATCGTAGCGCAGGCTCGCCGCCCCAAAGCAAGTATGATATCGTTCCGCACGCAGTAGTATCGCCCGGCTCATAGTATTCGGCTGCTCTGCTCAAGTATGAGTACATACGCTTCACCGTCTCCGTTGTGATAGTCTCCCGGTTCGCCAGTTGCTGCGCTCGTATCTTGCCGACCTGCGTAGCGCATCGGTTGTTGATCTCAGCGTTCAATCGGATTCCTCGTTCAGCCTCATCGCTTATAGCTTGAGGGTAGTCATCGTATGTTGCCATTACTTCTTGCTTATGTATTGGTAGAAGTAAAGATAATCATTCACAAGGCAATCATCCTTGACCAGTCCTGACTCAGCCAATCGCATTGAATAGTCTCGGTCCTCGCCCATGCTGATAGGCTTGTATCCAATCTCCTTTGCGATACTCGTCATCACTGGGTTGAGATGATTCAGTGGTCTTGTGTATCTCATCGCACCATCATACCTCACTGGCTTCTCTGAATAAGTCAGTCCTGCCTTATGGATGAACTCGTAGGGTATCATTCCATTCGTGGTGATGATTCCTCTGAAGCCAACACCATAAGCATCACGCTTCAACCAGTATAGAATCTTGTCAACATAACTACCTGCAATGATATCGTCATCATCAATGAACGCAATGTATTTCGTGGTACAGTTGTCAACTGCATACTGTCGCTTCTCGCCAATCGAGAACTCACGATTATCCTTCAACACCACCACATCAACGAGATGCGTAAGTTGTGGGTCAAGCAATCCTCTTAGCCGTTGCAGGAATTTCTCCCTGCCATTGATGGTCAGGATGAAGATAGTCCAGAGTGCCTTAGATGGGGAAGCCATTGCGCTTGCGATGTTCAAACACTCGTTGCCCATGATCCCACGCAATCTTGCTATTCTCCTTCTGGTAGGTCTTGTCAAGTTTGCTCTTGCCTACCGTGTAGTGCCTATGGTCAAACTCCAAGTTCTTATCCACTCGGTAGAATCCGTGCTTTCGTGCGGTCTCAGCGAGGTCATTGTCTGCGAACATCGAGATGTAGGCAGGATGATATAAGTACCCAAGCTTCTCATACGCCAGTCGGTTCATAATTGGTAGAGTCACGATGTCACTGCGGATACCATCGAAGACCTGCAACACCACTGGCTCATCGCCATAGTCATCGAAGCGTTCAATGAGTTTGGTATCCCAGCCAAGCGTTGGAAACATATCATCAGACACCAGCACCAAGATATCGCCATGACTACGCTCGGCAGCAGCGTTGCTCGCCTGCACCATGTTGATCGAATCGCCCACGATGATTGTCACTGGCTCATTGTCGAAGACCCGGTAGTAGTCATCGACATCCGGGTCGTTCGAAGATAGGCTGATGATCCACTCAATCTCATCGTAGTTCGTCTCAGCCATGACCCAAGCATTGTGGCAGAATAGTGCCTGCTCGGACCTTCCGAAGCTGGGGTGGATTACGCTAATTCTCCGGTCCATATCCCTTCAATTAAACAGTGCAATCCATCCAAGCATCTGGTCTTGCGTGTATATCCTTCGCCCGACTCTGCTATGATTCGACCATTGCGAGCGATGACACGCCACCGCCAGAGTCCTTGTTTATCCTTGTAGATCTCGTATTTCATTGTGTTTAAGATAAATAAGGGGAGGCAACAACTCCTCCCCTTCAGACAACAAACTAACTATGAACGAATTTCGCTTTACGGAGCGTTTTAAGACACTTTCGTCTTAGAATGGTAGGTCACTACCGCCAACGTGTAGAACGTTCGCCTGAGGGCTTGTATTGGCGTTGTACGGCTTTTTAAAAGCGACTGACAAGTATTTCTCGCCAGCCTTCGATGTCTTAACCCATGCACTGAGTTCCATCGCTTCACCGTTGACCATGCACTTGCCAGTATAGTCCGGGTGTGTTTCTTGTTGTTTCTTCTTGTTGGCGAACAGTGCGCCTGAGTTATCCTTCTGATCCATGTTTGAAATTAGTTAAGCCGTTAAATATCGTAAACGATTCGATTGGTCCAAGCACTTAGTAGAAACTTCATTAATTCTTCATCAGTGAAGAAGAATGAAATAAAATGAAGGAACACAATCACATAAGTGATTGATAAAGAATAAGTATGAAGGAGTGAAGGAAACTTTTCCAACTTCACGGAAAAAAGGGTTTCGTAAAAACATAATAAAAATAAAAGAAAAAGATAAAACCCTTCCTTCACTCCTTCACTAACCATTATAACTATACTGATAATCATTGCTTTGAATAGTGAAGCAAAAAAAAAAGTTCCTTCATTTCGTGTCAGTTTCCTTCACTTTTTACCGTAATTCTGACCCAAGTACCCGAACTGAGGTGCTTTTTTTCTAATTCCTGCCCATTGTATTTGGAAACCTCAGCCAACCACTTGGTGAACTGCTTGACTGAAATCTTGTAATGATCTGGGAACGCTGCCTTGAATTCGTCAGTTTTTTCGCTGCATTTTAACAATTCATGCACCGGGATGAAGTCATTGTACCAGTTGATGAACTCTTCAGGCACGGTATTCAATAGCTTTTTAAAGTTTAGATTATTTGGTTTGGTGCGTACCAATCCGTCACGCAGGTAGTCATGAACGCAGGACATCATGAAATTATCGAACAGTTGCCACTGGTACTGATCCCAATCATCGTACAGATTATGACCGAAGTGGTCTCTTGGTGTGTACTTCGGTGAGAAGAACTGCTTGAGTTCTATCTCATGCCTGCGCCTATCATGGCTTGCTCCTTGCCCATTAACCACATAGTTGCTGGTGAGCATGACCTTTGGCGAATCGGGATATTCTATTTTGAAGGTGTCTTTGTTTTTCTTTTCGACCTCGACTCCTTCGGTGATGATTGAGAATAGCTTCTCAAAATTAAATGACTTACTTACGTCCTCCCATACCATCACTTGAGTTGATAGTTGTATACGTTGGAATAGGAATGACTTATTCCATGACCAGTTCTTGCCGTCAAATGTGATGAGGTTCTTGATGTGTGCTATGCCTTTGATGAATACGCCTTTACCGATCCCTCCTTCAGGATTGTCGCTGATGACTTCATCGGTAAGAATGATTGCCTTCGGATTAGATGGGTCCTTGTACGAATGTAGAATATAGCCTATGGTATTGCAGAGCATTTGAAAGTTGTCGCAGTCCTGCCCAGCGCACCCTATGAGGTCTATGAATTGCAGGAACTCGTTATGATTGAAATCTAAGTCGGTGACGGTATGAAAGTCTCTTGGAATGATTTGATCCTGCCATATACAGTTGGGCAGGTTGATGTATTCAATTTCCTTGAGGGATTGCCCGGTGATTTCAAGTGCTTTGTTTTGGAAGTAGAAGTACGCAGTTCTACGGTCATCTTTCTGCCAATTTATGTCGAGGTATGGCAGCCACGCAATCTTCTCAGGTTTGAGGTAGTTGGCATCGAGTTGGTCTTCGATGGCTTGCTGAATTATTGACTTGCGAGTCCCATCGATTTCCTTTGGAAGTTTCTCGAAATGCTCTCGGATTATGTCTCTGATGTTGTCGATAGTTATCTCTTTGACAATACCGTTGAGGACCTGCACAATCATCCACGTTTGGTTGTTGAGTTTGTATCGGTGTATTCCGTTCTTCACATAGAAGTCTCTCAAGAGCTGCTTGTCAATCTTGAAATATGGTTTACCGTCACGCTTGTATTCGGTCCAGAAGATGTCATCTGCGTTCTTGGAAGCCTCGTCTATTATGTGATTAGCTTTGGCTGGATTGATGCCGTACTTCGTTTCAAGGTCCTTCTGTATCTCGTATGATGGTTTGCTTTGGTGTAGTTGTGTGCGAGCGTAGTGGATAGGCTCTTTATCTATCATACGCTTGGTGTCGAACTCGTTTATGCGTTTGTATGCACTCCTGACTGTTGTTTCTATCTCGTTTGTGGTGAAGTCCTTCTCTTGGTACTGGCAGCAGAACTGATAGGCTTGTGATTCAGGTATGCCGAAGCGATTAAGGTCCGATGCTAACAGATGGATGAAGTTATTGCGCCCATCACGGAAGCTTGCTGACTTCTCGATGCCTTTGAGGACATACCTCATAATTCTATCGGGGTCCTCGCAGGTGAATGCCAGTGATGTGGTTTCTTGTTTCTTGTCAACGATATGTGTTATGACTGACTTGCTAAGAAATACCTGTGCATTGAGATTGATGTAGATATTGGGATCATATGAATCAAAGCAAGCACGGCTGATGTCCTTAGCTTTGATATCCAATGTAGGCAAGTCGAAGTAGTCCTTGAGTGAATCAAAGTATTCACCATGTTCTTCAATGCTTGGAGGTATGCGTATAATCACCTTGTATCCGGTTCCACGTGGTGATAGGAAGCAGCAAAGTATGAACTCAGGCTTTCGCATGATGTTCTCAAGTTTCTCCTCATCGAAGTCAAGGCATATGAGTCCTGAATGCTCTTGGATAGATGCTGCGTTGCGTTGAGAGAATATTCCTGACCATGTATAGACTGGTAGGCGTTTCTTGAGTAGGTCTTGTTGCTTCTTGTCTTTTATGCCCCGAATCTCTTGTATGAGTTCACGTTGCTTTGGATTGGTGCGTATGCGTTCAAATGCATCGAGCATTGATATTTCCTTGCCTACGTTTGTTTGCGTTACTGTGGCGAATATGGATAGTTTGGTCATAGAATAAAGAACCCAAGCAGGTGAAGAGTAGCCCCTCTCCTCCCACTTGGGTGATAAATGTTTTCGGAATATATGTAAGTATGGGCTACTACTTACTTATACAAATATACAACAATCATCGCCATTTCCAGCCGGGTGGCACGAAGGTCGTGGTCTTGGTCTTAGCGATGCGTGTGAGAATGTCGACTGCGGTGGGAATGCCGTTGACCTGACGGCAGCGCAGGAAGCAGTTTAGCAGGTCATAGTTGATGTTGATCATAGTTTGTTGTGAATCCGATTAGAATTGTCAGTATCGCTCAAGGAGTCTATTCAGGTAGTATCGTGCCTTCTCCAAGTCTTCCTTCGGTCTTCCTTTATGCTTGTATCGAGTGACATACTTGATGATATTTCCCTCGCAGAAGTCCAGTGAGTTGGCTTGTATGTATTCGATAGCTTCAATCTTGCCTTGCTTGTAATGGCTTACAGATATTTCCAGCTCAGGTGATTGAAGATTCCTCCCAATACTGCCGTGATTGCGACTGTGGTCCATAGTCTCTTGGCTTTTGTTTTCTTGTTGAGTTGCTTAGTTAGTTTGATGATTGACTGCTCCTGCTCATCGCTGAGTTGCTCCAGTGCAGTGATGTGTTCATCCTTTGCTTTTATCTTGGCATCAAGTCTGCCACGCAGTGACTCAGAGACCTCCAGCGCAGCAGCTTGTTGGTCGTTGAGGTCCTCGCATAGTTGCAGTTGCTCCCTATCTGAGTCGGCAGTGATCAGGTCTTGTACGAGCAGTGTGACAAGTCGCTTGGGCAGGTAGACGAGTGAGTCATTTGTAGCGGTCTGTGAGTAGCTTGATAAGCTCGTCAGAACTATACTTGCTGATAGCAGCAGTTTTTTCATGGTTGATTCGTTTTAGAGTTTTGATACGGTTGCGACTCAGGTCAATCTCTTTGTAGAGGAATTCAAGTGAGTCACGCAGTGAATGGATTTGCAAGTCATAGGACTGGCTGAGTTGTTCGTACTGCTCGATGCGAGCGATGAGCGAGTCATTGCTTGGAGCAGGTGTGTACTCGATTCGTGGTGGCTTGAGAGCCAGCCATACGCACAAGAGTGCGAGGACTCCGATGGAGATGTAGGTCAGTTTTTGTGTCATTTGATATTATTATAGTCTTGAATGAATTGCTCCCAATTCCGTGCAACGAGATAGACACCACCCGCTGCTTCGTATTCGGCTTTTATTTTCAGTTGGTCTTCTGAGAGTCTATCCTTGCCCCACTTGACCTCGATTGCTACCGGAACTGCGAATATACGGTCATCGTACTGGATTTTCTTGGTTGCCATGATGTCTGCGATGCCCTTGCGAGTTCCCGACTTACGCCACTTGCCAGTCTTAGCATCATAGATTCCAGTGTTGTTGATACGGTCTGCGTAGCCTCCAGTGACTCGTATGTATGCTTCTATCGAGCGAGTCAGCGAGTTTGCTGAGTTCGCTACGAATGGTATAGTGGGAAAGTATTCAGGCAACTTGGCGCAGTGCGGGTACTTAGACATCTTTAGCTCGTGGACTGCTTGAGTGAGTTCTTGTAGGGTCATACTGGTTCACGCAGTTGCTGATAGATGCTTGGTAGGTTTGATGGCACTGGGCAGATCTCATCGTCAAGCTTGCGAAGCTTCGAAGATATGACATCGAGTTCAGCTTCCAACAAATGTATGAAATCTCGCTTGAGCCTGCCATAGTCATGCGCACGATTGTATAGATGCTGAGTCTTGAATTGGTACTTGCCGTTGCGCCAATCTTGGATGCGCTGGTAGAGGTCAAGATACCTATCGAATAGGTCATCCCGGTAGTGGATGAGTGATTGCTTGAGTTGGTTCATCGCTTATCTGTATGTTTCCATTTATGAATTCAACCATACCTGCGTACAGTAGTTGTTTTTTCTCAAGTGGCAGTTCGAACATGAGTTTTAGCAGGTCTCCCCAGACTGCGGAGTGTTCGCTCAGTTCGTCCATGTCATAGAGGTCCTTGATATGGTTGTTGAGAGACCTTGCACCGTTTAGGTAGCGGTTGAGAATCATCTTAGACTCCATCTTAAGATTGTCCTTGAGAAAGTACGCCCAGCCTTCGGCTTGCTGGGATAGAGTGATGAACATGAATAGTGCAAACTGTCTATTGGTGATATTCTCAAATGTTACTTTTTCCATGAGATAGAGTAGGTTGATGTGCTGCGTTTGATAGGTGCGTTGATAGTGATTATCTCGCCAGTAGACTGATCAACGATTGTCATTGGTTCTTTGATGCTCCGTAGAAACTTCTCACGCTCCTTCATCTTTTCTTTTAGGAATATAAGTGTATCATTAAAATCATTCCAAGTAGGGTCTCCGCAGCCTGAGTAGTCATAGCTGACTCCGGCTTCCTTGAGGGCGAATAAAGCACCGTGCTTGATGCATTCTTCTCCTTTGGAATACTTGTGCAACTCATCGCAGACAAGTTCACGTATGCGCTCTTTTGTAGCCTCCAGCACCTCCGTGAGGTACTTGGCTTGGATAGCGATGCTGATTGCATCTGTGTGACCATTGTCGATGAGTTCAAGCAACTGGTCTGCGTGCTGCTTGATTAATTCCTTAGTGATGTCATAGGAACCAAGCATCACTTGGTCTGTGATATCCAATGGGTGATTAGTCATTGCTTATGAGTTCAAGTTGTTTTGTTGTTAGCGAATACTTCTGTTTGATTTGGTCAATCGTATAGCCTTCATTGATGGCTTTCTTGATTGTCGGAATCTGCTCGTCCTTAAGGGGTGTCAGTACCGTACCAGTGCTTGTTGCGCCATCATCGTCATCTTCTGCGTTAATGCAGAGCAGTGCTGAGATACAGTACCTCTTGAGGTACGTTAAGCCTCCTCCAGCGTTTTGGAGGTTGTTGGTATTATTACCAGTCATCGGCACGAATGCTACCTTGCTGGCTATGAACTGCCCACTCTCGTGCGTGAGCATAGTGACTACCTCTCCACCTGCAAGGTACTGATGCAGGACAAGTCCGCAGTCGGTCAGAACTGGCTTGATCTTGCTCAGTATTTCATCAAGCGTAGTGTAGCTTCGGGTGCGATTTCCTCCTACCGGAACGGTGCGGTCCTTTGAGATTCGCAGTTCTGACTTGTGGAATTTTAAGAGCGCAGGAATCATTTTGTCCTGCTGCTCGGACTGCCATAGCGAGTCCGTGTGCCACATGATGCCAGTGGCTTGGCTTGTTGTTGTTGTCATAGTTGTTTATCTAAATTTGAAATCTTTTATCATTTCATGTGCCAGCTCGTATAGTTCAAGCGCAGCAGCCAGGTCTATCAATTCATCTGCATAGTCATCGTCCTGAGTAACATCGAACTCGGTGCGGATGATGCTGGCAAGCATCGTCAAGTGCTTAGAGGTCAAAACTAAAGAGGAGTGTTCCATTGGCGGTTACATATATGTTAGTACAGTCCGATTCGAGCAGTTCACACCAGCGCAGGTACTGGGTGAAGCTATTGGTGACGAGCATTTTAATCATCGGTGCGCTTGTATAGTGGTTTGATGACACTTTTCAGATATTCGATACGTTCAGCACGTTGCTGAACAAGCTTCTGCGCATGGGCAATAACCATCTTCGCCGTATCTGTCATCGCAGTGCCTCGCAGTGCTGCCTGCACGGTTGCAGTGCTACATCCTACTTCGTTGGCGATTGTTGTGACATCACCGAACTTGAGGTCTGACCGCAATTGTTTTAATTCGTGTTGTTTCATTAGTATCTGTTTTTGTATTCTGAATTTTCCCACGCAGCCTGATCACACACAAGCATGATAGTCACTTGACCATTGTCATCACGCACCAGTGCGCCTTGCACCTCTTGACCTTCATAGGTCACAGTTGTAGGTGCTACTGAGTTTGCATTGCAAGCAGTTACGAATGCTTCGTTGTTGTTGTAGATTTGAGTTTCCATAGTTGTTGTTGTTTATGTTGTTGAACTAAGATGCAGTTGGTCGGATGCTGCTCCCCGATAAGAATTTTTAGTTGTTGTTGTGGTATGCATCATACATCTTCTGTATGCGCTTTACTGCATCTTCGAACTTTGATACATCTTGGTAGTTCTTAACCTTACGTGTAGATGCAAAACCGTTATCTGCCTCCCATTGTGTACGTGATGCACATTGTATGTAACTACCAAGGTTGTGCGTGGTTGTTTTATTTTCTCTGTGGATAGAGTAAGCATATAACCTACCATTATGCTCAAAGCGCACAATCAATAAGTGATAATGTGAACCATCGAATACCTTAGTCTCTTCGATAAGATTAAAACCTGCCGTGTTGATGTCTTTTAAAGTTGCCATAGTTGTTAGTTGTTGTTGTTTGATGGAGCAAATATACATCAACTTTTGTAATTAGCAACATTGAAAAGCACAAAAGCACAACTATTTTGCTAACTGATTGATTATCAGTAGCAATATTTGCAGTTCAGAATACCTTCCCGTTGGTAATTATGCGATTCTGAAGCCAAAATTCTCCAGATTCCTCGACTTGACAACGTGCGAAACCATGCAGCCACTTGTTGTATGGCATATATGTCGCATTAAGCTGGCACAAGCACCCGGTACTATAAGTCACGTAGATCCTTCCATCAAGCGTTTTCTCATAATGCGTGCTTGGCTGATGACAATCGCCTTGCAGAGCAGATGTCATGGCTCTGGTCCAAAGTCCACGAGCAGGATTGACTGGCGATGACATACCTCTTCGAAACTCGTGACCATGCAAGACATTCAAGTTGCCAATCTTGACTATGCGCTTGTCCTTGACGATGGTGAGACCGTCCTCCACTCGCTTGAGTATGCAGGCTTGCAGTTCAAACTCAGGTATGCCCTTCATTTCGCCTGCTCGCTTAAGTATGTAGTTGTCGAACCTCTCCTCATGGTTGCCAAACTTCAGCACTATCTCAACACCGAACTCGTCTTGTAGCATCTTGATAAGATCACACCCACCATCTAACTCATCCTTGACCCTCATGAGACGAGGGTCTTTCATATAGTCACTTGCCTGATAAAAATCAAACCAATCTCCGTTGATAAATATCTTATCAAGATTCTTGTATTGCTGCTTGGCGTACTTGACTGCTATGCGAAAAGCATCTTTATCATAATAGGGGAACTGTAAGTCAGATAGTATCAGAATGTCTTTACCCTTGATGACATATGGTGAATTGTCAATCTCTATTCGTGGCATATTATCTTGGATAGAGTTGTCAAAATGTGACAAGTCCATCTCCTCAGGTCGATTGATGACATTACGCAAGATTCCACGCACGTCTTCGATGTCATTAAAAAGATGACCTACCTCTGAGTCTAAGATGATACGAGCCATCTGCCTGACTCTTGTTATTTGCTCTTTGTTCGCATAGTTTCTCAGAAAATCACGAACAACATCTGACTTGGTTACCTTGCTCATTAATTATTCAACGATTGAAAGAAGTATCTACGAGTATCATTCTGCCAAGCCTGCCATTGCTCGCTAATGATATCGAGCTTTTCGTCTGATACCAGTATCTCGCCATCAATCAAGACCAGTTCAATCGTTTTCTTATCTACCCCCTCACAGATGTATCCTATCGATTCATACGGCACTACGGCTCGCCTACGATAGGTCTTGTCTTGCCCGGTCAATTCGTCCTCATCCGTGATGAGTATTGTGAGGTGTAGTAGCTGGTCCATGCTACTACTAAGTTACAACCGTTCATCGCCCAATAATGATATTTTCAGCATTGAAATACAATACTTTCCACCCACTGCATAGCTTCCGAATAGCTTGGTCATTGTTATCATGCTCGACACACCAGCACTGCACAGTAGTCAGGATCGGGAACAAACCGAAGAACAACTCAACACTACCTCCTTCGACATCAATTGACACAAAATCGAACTCAGTCCCGGTAGTCTCAAGCATTTTCTCGTAGTGCGTAGATCTGCGTTGTATCGTAGTGAACGGTGTTTCCTTCTCCCACTTACGCACGTTCTCCAAGTTCATCGTGGCAGTCGCTTGCAGATTATCGTAGAAAACCACATCAGCATCGTTGTCCATGCTTACTATCATGTTGAGCTTGGTGATATCATTGCTGGGTACGTTCTCACATAGCAATTCGTACACACTCGGAGAGCCTTCGATCATTACTCCAGTCCATCCACGTTGAACGAGTGCATAGGTATTGCTGAGTGCTTTACCATCATAAGCACCAATATCAAGGAAGCGACCTACCTTGTTTTTGAAATATTCAAGGATGTACTTCTCCTCTTGATTCTGACTGAACATATCTATTCTTCGGTTTTGACTTGTGTGCTATCCACGCACACGCAGGTACAATGCTGATGAGAACTGGTATCAAGATGACGAGTATCACGATTGTGGTAGATTATCGTCAGACATATCGCCAGAGTCAGCAGGAGGAGTTCTACCTTCATCTTTGGTAAAATTAGTTAAGAATTTACCTACCACGCCACTGCCAAGACATAGCATGGCAATGTCCTTCTCGCCCTCCATGATCCCGTAGCTTGATGCCAGCGTACCGACTCCAAGTAGCGTATCACCGACTGCTCTCATGGTCTTGGTTGTAGGCTTCCAGTAGTTGCTCCACTTAATCATAGTAGTTGTATTTGCATTGTTGCAGGCGCAGTGCATTGTCCTCCGAAGTATGGCATCAGGTTGTATCCTATGGATGGCTTCTTGGAGTACATCATGTATGCTGACTTTTCGTTCAGCTTGAACTCGATGACACCAGTAACCGGGTCATAGTTGATAGAGACCTGATTCATCACCTCTACATTTGCCCACGAAAATCCTTTGATGTATCGCTTTCCGTCCTCATAGGTATACATAGCAAGGCGTATCTTGTTATCAACTGCTTTCCAGCCAATGCGGATGCTATTGCGGTGATGCCACCCATACGACCAGCCGAAGAGCTTGTTGAAGTCTCCATCACACTCAAACACTCCGGGCAACTCCAAGCACGATGCACTGAAGTTGACCATAAAGCTCATTGATGTCCTGCACCAATGCGTACTACCAAGACTCCATCCGTTTGAGTAGTGCGAGTTCTGAGGGATGATGATTATCATTTCACGCTGACTCCTTGCAAGTATTGTTTCTGACCATTAGTATCATAGCCGTTGATGCTTATGTTGATAGGCAACACACTCAGCCATCTACTCGCATCCGTGATGAGGAACGTGGCAGGTGGATTGATGAATTGCCAGCGTCCTGCCGTGTTGATGTTATTGAACTTAGTGCCTGAAGTCAGGTATGGTATTGTGTCGACAATCATCTTGCCGTAGGCACTCGCATCGAAGCTGATGAGCGTACAATCGTACTGCGAGTAGATTCCACCCACGTGAGCGTATCCGTCCTTCAGTCTTACGTGGAACGCTGCGATGCTTGGCTGCTGCTCTACGTGGTTGCCGTAGATGAAGACCTCCTTGACCACATTGCTTGCATTGTCATCAAAGAATACCTCGTACTGCGGTCCTGCCTGCACCCCTTCGAAGATGTTGTGGAGTATCTGCAAGCCACTGACTGCGATAGCACGAATGGCTGCGAACTGACCTGCTGAGTGTCTGAACTTGCACTCGGTGACCTTGCTATGATTGCACTGGCTTGCTGAGTTGCTTCCTCCGGTGAATCGAGCGTAGTCGAAATCTATGCTGATGTTGTTCTCCCAGAAATAGCACTGATGCACCAGCGTACCCATCATCCATCCGCACTTGATTGCGGTAGCGAAGTTGTAGAACCTACATCCTTCGAATGAAGAGCCATACGTTGCCTGCACGTTGATAGCATTCGATGTTCTGCCCGATCCTAAGAAAGTCACGTTCTTGAATCGCAGTTGACAGTCTATGCCTGCATTGGCTTCTGATAGGCTATTGTAGGACCTGAAGAATCCATTGGCTACATTGGTTGGGATTGTCAGTGTGAAGCCATGACCGTCCAACTCAAGTATATTATTGTACGCAGCAGGAATCGTTAGTGTGTCCTGCATGGTAATGTTCGCAGAAAGGTGAATGCTACGCACACTACCTAACGATAGCCACGCAGACTGCAATTCTGCCCATGTAGTGACATATCTCACTCCTCCGATACTACCTATCCCACCGCCACTGCCAGCAGGACCTTGCGGACCAACTGGACCAGCAGGACCCTGCGCTCCCTTCAGAGGATTGGTCACCTTGACCCATCCGGTTGATTGCCATACATAGCTATCGCCATTGTCAAGTATCAGCAAGTCACGATTGGTTATGAGGCTATCAGGCTTAGTTGCAGGTAGCGTGTCACGATAGAACAATCGTGCTTGGTCGAGATTAAACTCCATAAGAATCTTCTATTTTGATTTGAAAGTGCATAAGGTCTACTGGACTCTTCCAGTCAGCTCCGCAATCCACGTACTGCCGACTGGCTTGAATGAACTTCTCGCTGAACGGCTTGAGACCTTTGTCGATTGCTTGTTGGCGTGTATGCTTGAAAGGATTGTGGCTGGCATTGAAATCAATCGCCATACCAAACGAATGAATGCTTAGTGTAGTTCCTCCTCGCTTCTTCCTGACCACCCAGCATCCGTCATAGGTGCGTATTTCTTGAATCAAGTCCGCAAATGTCAGTGCCGTGAACCAAACATCCACAACCTGCACGAACTTGCGGTGCATATAGATGACATTTGGTAAAAATTGGTTCTTCTCTTTGATGAAACCCGGCACTCGATAGTAGGTCATGTTCTTGTGTTCCCAGTCCTGCGTTGCGACAGTGGGATCACCATACAATTGTATCAGTTTTGCACTACTTACGAGCATAGAACTTTCCTTCTATGTTGTTTATTCGCCTATCGTGTTCTTGAATCTTCTCACTGTGCGTGATGACCTTATCTCTGGTCTGCTTGAAGTCTCGATACATATCGCCAAGCAAAAGTGCAATAACCGGGAGGAATATCAGCGTGAACCACTGATGCAGGCTCGTGACTACTTGTTGTTTCTGTTGTGGTGACATAATCAAATAAGTGGGGAGGTGTTACGCTCCCCAAATATAACTCATCAAGGAACGATTGGCACGTAGCACTGGTCAAATATGCCGTCAGGAGTATCGTAAGGACATGGCAGGCTTGAGTTCTGCCACTTCAATTGCACTTCATACGTCAACACCGCCTTGAGGTCATCAGCCACTGGGATCTTGGGCGTGATAGTCACTGGTGCGCCTGCACCCCAAATCTTGCTTGAAGTCCTGAACCACACAGTGTAGTCAGAGGAGTTCTTGATGGCGTTGTAGAAGTTACAATTCGCAGTCGAGTTAGGGTCTTTGTAGGTTAAGATGTGCGTAGAACCACCGTTCTGAGTTTCTGCATCGCCAAAGCCAACAAGCTCCTCGATAGTTCCACCGTCATACGTTCCGCTGGTTGCCCAGATCACGATGATGTCACCGTTGCCAAGACCAGTGTTCCATTCGGTCGGGTCCGATGGATCGGTGAAGCTGAATGTGTTCTTGACGAAAGCTATCGAGCGAATACGTGAGTATTCATACTCTGGGCAAGGATTACATGAGTATTGCGGAATTGCCCCTCCTCCGCAATTACTCGCTGGATAATATACTGACATTTTTTCTTAGTTTTAACAGTTAGAGCAATCGTTGATGCACGTGATATCGTAATCGGTCGTTATCGTGTAGTCGAGAGCCAAGTATATATGCTCCGGATGAACCGGATACCTACTTGCTGCAAGCTTGTATTCGCTGGTGAATATACCAACGCCATCGTAATTCGTTGTGTTCGCTTCAATGATACAACCGAAAAGACCTGCATAGTTGCTAATCTGCGAGGATGCAAGCTGCTGCTGAACGCCTGACGATAGCAGGAAACTCAGTTGTTGTGGTTGTAGTGATAGCTTCTTTCTATTGCCAAAGACAAGCATCCGCATCTCAGCCACTTCTCTTGCCGTGTTGAGTCCATCTCCGAAAAGCACTGCACCCTCCTCGATAGTTGTACTGAGGCAGCGGTGATAGATTACTATGTCGAACTTGTCATCGAATCCACTGAACATCGTGCTGCCGAAGTTGGTCACCAGTGCAGGGATTGTGTCTTGTGCGTTGTTAAAATTACGAGGCAGTAACTCAGATACACCGAAGAGCTTGCGGTTGTAAGTCTTCAACTTACCAGTCGCAAGAGTGGTGTTGACTATGTCTACAATCTCGTTGAGGTATGGCATTACTTTAGTGTGTTTGTGATGAACTCAGCAGCGACATCTTCAATCTGTTGGAACTCTTGCTCAGTAGGTTCGAAGATAATACCGAAACGGTCTTCTGCCCAGTTAGCCTTGTCGAAATTCAATCTATTGCTATATCCTAATCCATAGGCATTATCTCCAATTGGAGCTACGTTGAAATCATTCTGCATCTGCCCAGTGAAGAACAATGTCACATTGCTTGCACTTCCCTTGCCCTGCTCGATACGGTACTCAAGATATGAATTTGAATAAGTACCTATCTGCGTTCCGTCTGACTTGATTCCCCTCTCATGAATCCGGTCACGCATCTCAGCGAGAAGCGTGGTTGATATCTCACGCAACAATGAATCAGTCTCCTCCAAGCTGAGCAGAGAATCCGTCAGGTCTTTTAATTCCTTGATGTCAATAGTGTACGTGGCACTCATTTCTTGCCTCCACGCCTACCACCTTTGCATCCACATTTGTTTCTCATATCAATAGAATTGTGTTGCTTCACGCAGTTGAACTGATTCATTGCACTCGATACAACAGTCGCACGATAGCTTCAATCCACCTGCAACCTGCTCCAATGACTTACTGTACTCGACTTGATACTCTGCCCTGAGTTCATTCAATCGTTGCAAGTTGACTGTCGTGAACTGGTTGAGTTTGCTGCTATACAATTGCTCAGTCAGGACTTCGATGCCCAGCAAGTACCAATATGCACGGCTGAACAAGGTCTTATTCTGACATATCATGGCATCCCAATTGCAGACGATACTGAAAATACCACTCATGCCGTAGGTGTTGTTGGAGAATGAACCTGTTGACACTTCGCCATCACTTGTGAATCCTTGCAATCGCACATCACAACATGACATCATAGATCGATTGTATGGTAGAACCAAATCGAGCAGATTTGTCACAGTTCCCACATTGACAAGAACTGCTATTCGCCAAGATGGATTAACATATAGATTGTGAAATGTTGTATTGATTTCAATTACATTCTTGCCTGATTGCAAATCAGTAGTTTTATTCATCAATGTCAACCCACTATCAAGATCAACAATATCAAATTGCGCCCCATTATAGATCTGGTCAGCAAAAAATACTATCTGCTGCACGTGAATACTCGCAAATGGAGAAGGCACAAACTCATAATTCTGGTCTATCAACTCAATCGTGAATCCTGCATATTGTGCAGGTGTACTCGCTGCAAGACTCCCTACATCATTACCTACGTTGATTCCTTGCATTAGACTGTTCAACTTGTAATGCTTGCCCATAGCTTCACGAACATCAAGACTGAACCTCTGCTGCGCACGAGTCTGCACCATAGTCCAAATGTCTGAGTAGGTAGGCTCGTCAGTATTGGTCAACGTGACCAGATTCTCCAAGCTCATTCCCGGCAGGTCGTTCACATACAAACCCGATGGAGGTGTGGTGCTACCGCATCCACGCAAACCAATATAGTTGTCTAAGCAGTGAGCCATAGTTGATGAGTTAGGTGTGTTACCGGGCAGGTACAGTCAAGTCCTGCCCGGTCAACAACACCATTCAATTAGGAATTAGTCATTGCATAACGCAGAGATCCGTTGCTACCAGCAAGACGGTCACCGCCATCGAACGCATCCTTTGGAGTTGTGAACAAACCATAACGCTTCTTGATGTAGAGAGCGTATCCACGACCAGTCAAAGACTCAGTGTTCAGGTAACCGCTGGGCAGGTTGTTCGCATCTTCAGGACAATCGATATACTTCACTTGAAGGTCGAATGCAATGTTGCCAAGACCATTCGGAGTCCAGCACTGAGTGCGTGGGTCAACGATTGTGGTGAAGAACGAAGTGCCACGCTGACCTGCGAAGCTTCCCACGTTGTCTTGACGCTCAACGAGGTGAACGCTACCCGGAGCGAACATACCTACGTGCTGCGCTCCCCAAGTGCTACCAGTCTGACCGGAAGCGAAGAATTGGAAGTTAGCTGCAAGAGCTGATGGGTCGAAACCAATAGCTTGTGCAAGTGCGTTCTGATTCTTCTGAATGGAGTAAGCGTGCATGAGTGAACCAAGTGCGCCAACGAACATTGGAGTTCCGCAGAATTCGTTTGCAGCAGCATCTGTCAAGAGCTTAGTCAAGCCAGTGCCGAGATCATTCAGGTTTCCGTCCTGCTCGATGTTTACTGTTACGGCAGTAGCAGTACCAGTAGCAACGTGATTACCGAATGAAGAAGCCATAGCAGTGGTCAGAACGTTCTCCATCTTCTGATAGATTCCGTTCATCGCATGAAGGATTCCACGCAGGTGTTCAGTCATCATCTGCGTAGCAGGCTGACCAACTGCAACAGTGCGAGAAGCATCTTCGCAATATTGACGAACAGTGTCATCAGCAATCCATAGACCAGTCTGTGCCACGTTGTTCACGCTGACAGTTGTCTCTTTGTAAGCAGGTTGCAGGTCGATTCCGCAAGAGTCACTGGTAGATACCTGCGCAACAACAGTGCGTGGCATATACTTCACGTTGACTTGACGATAGTGTCCACCAACGTATCCATCCTGCAAAGGAGTAGGACGATCAGGTGAAGTCACCAACATATTTAAGAAACCCGGAATAGTTACTTTTTGTCCGGGATAATTTTGCCCAGCGATGCTATCTAAGTGCAAGAGCAGGGCTTCGCAATATCCGTTTGCCATTTTATTATGAGATATTTGAAGAGTTAAGTTTGGTACTATTTGTATTGGCTTTCGCCCTGCTTTTGTTGTCCGAAGACCTTTGTACTATCTTGGCTTGCGCCCTATCACGATGAACGATTGCTTATGATTGAGAACCTGCACGGAAGTCCGCAAGAGCTTTACTCACTTGTGACTTGGCAGCAGGTGCAATAGGTTTATTCGGTAGTGGTGTTTGTATTGGCACTCCGGCAGGCGTGGGCGCAGGTGCTTGGTTGTTCACCTTTAGCAACTTCGCCTCTGCCAGCACGGACTCCGTAAATGTCTTGATATCTATTTGTTTGTTGTCGATTGTGAATGGAAGGTCAGGTGCTTCTGCATTGACAAGCTTCAAGCCGTCAGCAGTGTATTGGTACTTGCCTCCTTTCTCTCTGAGTTTCTTCTCCCACAAGTTCCGTGCAGTGGCTACGGTTACATCCTTATCGAGGTCGAGCGCATAGTTGTAACTTCCGAACATCCCTTGCAGTTCCTTGTCGGTCAACTGAGATTGCCACTGGCTATTGACTGTCTCGACATCCTTCTTGCGAGCTTCTTTCTCTGCATTGTAGAGTGAGGAGAGTTCGTTGATTTTGTCAACCAACGCTTTCTTCTCGCCTCCAGTCGCAGTGATTGCTCTCTCTCTCGCATCCGATATAGCCTTCGCCAATAGCGGAATACGGTTGTAAGTAGATTGCTCACCAAGAATTGCTGACTTGGTTTCGTCATCGAACTCATACGATTCAAGTACGTCTTTGATTTTTGTGTCAATGGTCGACAAAGCAGTTGCAGTGAAGTGTTTCTTCACCACTGGATTGTACTTGGCTTCGTCCTCAGTCATCAGTTTGCTCTGCATAGCAGATGCAATAGTTGAAGGAACTTGCACGCTCGATAGCGCAGGATTTGTGACCACTGACTTCAATGATTCGTCAGCATTGTCAATACCTACACGGTCAGCAATTGATTGGATAAATTCAGCTAAATTCATATTTGTTTTTCCGATTTTCTCGGCTTGGTTTTACTCATATCGATGACAGTCTCCTTGATGACTTTCACTTCGGAGTTGACTGGCAGGATGTCGCAGACACCATCGATGCCTTGCTTCATCAGCATAATCCTGACTTCATTTTCATTGACAGATGGGAACTGAAACCATTCCTTTCCGTCACGCATTACTTTACAAAATTTCTGATCCATACTTTACAAATATACATCACTTATTAGCGAATTCGTCACGCAATTCTTTAGGCACTACGGCTGCACTGACCGGATACAATTGGTGATTGCAGTTGTATCCTCCCCGATTGATGCGGAAATTAGCAGCATTCGTGCCTGGTATCATGCCTTGTGGCAGTCCGGTCTTCTCATAGATTGGCACTCGCTCCCCACATACATAACCATTGACGATATCGTCAAACTGGCTGCGGTGGATATATTCCATGCACTTGCTACGCTTGGCTTGTATCAGCGCATCGCAGATAGGTCGGCTTGTATCTTGCAGGCTTCCGTCATATTTGTACCATACCAAGCCAAGATCATCCGTCAGAACTGCGTTGTAGTTGGCTGAGTATTGGTTCAGTGAGTCAGTGACAATCTGCTTAGTATACCTCACTAATCTGCCATCTCCAGCATCCGTATCGAGCATGAACTGTCTCGCCTGCTCGATGAACTCTGCACGGCTTCCGCCAGTTGTCACGTTCTTGACGAGTATGTCTCGCACCGGGTCCACGAAATTCACTCCTATCGCATCCTGACCAAGCTGGTCGACTACGGCTTCCTTAGCCAGCGACTGAATCTGCTCCATCACGCTTGGCACTTTGAACTTGCCTACCGTTGCCGTGAAGTATTGGTTCTGAAGTTTGGTTAGTTCATTGTAGTCCTCCAGCAATAGGTCGAGGTCGTCTTGATACTTCTTATCAAAGATGACCCGGTTCAGTTCGTCCTTTATGCGTGATATTGTCTTAATGTTCTTAGCAGTTGGCTTAATCTTACCATCCGCATCGGTATCGAGGTCAGCAGTAAGATTCAGCACCACATCATAGGACTGCCGTTGAATCTGAGGCATACGCTCATTCCATTGAGATACACGCATCTCAATCAGCTCAGTGATTTTCTCTATGATTTGTGCTTGGGTAGCCATTACAATCCAGCATCAGCAGGAGTCGGGGCAGGAGCAGGCAGGACCCTACGCTCCTGAGCGTATCGCAGCATGACTGCCATCTGATCAGCGTAGCTGAGATTGGCAAAGTCCTGCACCTCTTCCAAAGCTCTGGTCACGAATTTATTGATATTAGCGTGTATTATGAGGTCGTTCTGGTCGATAGCGTTGTACATCCGTTGCAGACTGATATTCTCCTCCGGCACTCCTGCGAATGGGTCAAGCTTGAGCTTGAGTACCACTAAGTCCTTCACATCTGAATCGTTGAACTTCTTTCCTGCGAGTTCTATCTGCGCAGCGTTGATGATAGCCGGGTCAACCTTTGCATTCACCATTGATGTCAGCTCGTCTACAAGCACCTTGCCCGATAGCATATCGAACCTCTCAGGCACTGGTATGTATGGCAGCAGCACACGGATGTCATTGGTCACTCCTGAGTACCTCCAAGCACAGATATCGTAGATGATTTCGTCCATGATACGAACAACGTCCTCTGCGATGCTATGCACGAATGAATATAATTCCTCACGGTCCACCTGCTTGGCAACACCTGACTGACTCAGCGGTGTATCAGCAAGGTACTCCATGTTGATAGCACTCAGAGCATCATAGATATGCTGGCGAATGCGCTCCTCCTGAAGCTTGGCGATGTCTGTCTGCTTGGTCACATAGCCAATCGGAGGAGTAGGTATCGCAGGGTCTCCCGGTCTTGGTGCTGGCAGGACAAGATGCTCAAACGGATTGAGTGGCAACAGTCCCTTGCCTGAGCATGACGGACACTTGATAGGTGCTGAGTTCTCCTTTGGAATCTCACCAAGACCCTTGCATCGTCCACACTGTTGAGGCTGCATCGACCACATTGTCGAGTGTATATGCTGCACGATCTCAGCCTGCAAGTCACTGTACTCACGGAGAGCCTCGTTCATCTTCGGCACGATACCGCTGATGCGTGACTCATACAACGCACGCTCCTTGTAGTTCTCGATTATCATGCCGTACAGATGGCGCACTGGAATATACCCAAGCGTATTGACCATCTGAAACACCTCACGCACTGCGTAATCTTTGACCTCAAACTTCTGAATGATATCAGGCTGAATGACCCAATACAAATCTTCATCGTGTTCCTTCAGCACATAGTACAATCCTTCCTTGTAATCCAGCACATCCTCTGAATTGAATATCATCGGATAAGGCTCGTAGTATTGATTGTCTTGCTTCTCCCAGTTAGTCGGCAGAGTCAGCACCGCAGCATTCGCATCGATGAGATACTGCTTAAAGCACACGCTGAACATCCAATTGGTGATACTACCATTGCGAGGCATCTTATACATCAGATACTTCTCAGGACTCTCGTCTTCAGCAATCACCGCAGGCAGTTCATTCGGGAATGAAATCATCCAATCCTGACTCTTACGAATTTTCATGAGTGAGTTGTAGACCTTCGTGAAGACTGGCTTCGTGATCGGCACGAAGATTTTCTTGCGGTAGTGCTTTATCTCATCACTCTCGGCAGGTCTTCGCTGGTCAATCAGCTCACCGGGATACTCACCATCTGCATGGGTCTCCAGCTCTTCGTACATTTCTACGGCATCATCGTAGTCCTCATGACGAAGACCTTGCATCAGGTACGGTTCAAGGAATGATGGGGAGATTGCTGGCATTAGATTACAGTTCTTTCGGGTAGTTGATTCATCTTGTGTGTTACCTTGAGGGTCGGCATATTCATCCGATAGGATGCGTTCTTGCAGAATTCTTCATAGATATTCTGCTGCTGCTTGGTCATCATTCTACCACCTACGGAATAGGCGTAGTATTGTTTCTTAATCTCTACCGAGCCAAGCACTCGCTTGACTGCTGGTTGCCAGTAGGTAGGTTGATATGGCATCGCATGAGGCAGATGTCTCACTTTGTTCAGCGCAAGATTGAAGAATGGTTCATCAGGTTTGTCTCCTGCGAATGAGCGAGTGGTGAGCTTATTCTCATCGTAGTAGTTCCTTGCACTTACAAATATACTATCAGATAGGTCGGATTTCTTCCAGCAAATCCACTCGCTGGATAGGTCCACCCACTGCGTGATATCATCGTAGGCTTCCTTCAGCTTATCAGCATTCACCCACTCTGATATGCCCTTGTCTGGGTCATTCTTCCCTCTGTTCGCCATCGTCCACTCCACGCCTTGCATCTGCTCCCAGAACTCGTTGAACTTAGCCAACGGACTGAATATCATGTCTGCATCAACGAACAACGTCTGCTCGTATGGTGTCAGCTCGTTGAGATAGAACTTGCAGACCAGTGGGACTGTCTTGCCGTCTCGCATATAGCAATCGGCAGGAGGTTTGATGATCTTATCGAATATCATTCGCTGACCTTCGTGCAGATGGCTGATACCGACATCATCGGCAATCACGCACACCTGCTGCGTAGGGTCTGCTGACTTGATGCTCAGAGCTAAGTTGTAGGCGTATCTGCCGTACAACGGATGCTTCAGAGCCATTGTAATTATTCCTCTTAGCACGATTTATTGTATAGTGTTGGTTCGTTCACATCAATCAAATTCACTCTGCTCTGCGCAAGATTATACCGTCCATTCTGCCCCCATTCAGGCTCGTAATCTTCAGCCTCGCAGAAGTATTGTGCACCATTGATGATTAGCTCATCGCTGAGAATCTGCAAGCGTATGACATCATGTGTCAATTCATCCACGTAGTCGAACCATGCAGTGCGAATCTTACTGCTCTGAGCAAAGCTCCTGCTCCGTCCTCCATTGCTGAACAAATACTCCTCGCTCACTGCCGGGTACACTGGATTGAACTGAAGAACTCTCAAGCGTTGGACCAACTTGAAGGTAGTGGCAGTGCTTGGGTCACTGAAGAAGAACCCGAATGCGAAGCCATCGTTGTTGCCCTCCACCCAAAACGAGCAATCCCATCCGGTTGTCGAGTAGTTTATGAAGTTCGTGCTGACAGTTTGCTCAGATGTGCAGCAGTCAGTGACACGCAGATAGTAGCATCCGTTCTCGATGACCAATGGATACCCATCAGGGTCCGTTAAGTTGTTGAGCTGGAACTTCCACACCAACCGATCTTGATAGTAGGTGATGGGATATGTCAAATCGCTCGCATCGTATGCTTGACTGATTGGATTCAAATCGCTATCAAGCACCTCAAAAGTATGGTCATAGCACATCTCCTCGATAACAATATCGTAGATGATGCCATCAAAAAGTGAATCACTTGTGAAATTGATTGCGCCAGTCGCTACGTTGTGCGTATAGTATACTGTGTAGTCTCCGTTGCCATTGGCAGTATAGAACGAACCTCCTGAGTTGTTGACGAATACATTCCCATCAGTCGAGTTCATTATGCTGAACGTAATCTTGTAGTGATTATTCAGTACAAGCGATGAAGCAGTTGTGATGTTGTTGTTGCTTGCATCGTAAGACTTCAACTGAAACCCATTCACCGACTCTACATATTGCCAATATCTGCCTGATGAAATTGCGGTGTTTGGTACGAAGCATTGACCATTATCGGTCAAATTGTACGCCTGCACATCATTGATGATGAAATCCGATGTTCCTGCAAAGCCGTATATGACAAGATTCAATCCGACTGCACTACTAACCAAGACTGTGTATCTTCCGTCTATATTTTGATTGATGTTCACACCAGTAACAGTCACTACGTTATAGCTTGGAGTTGTGAGGTCAGAGAATCCTATGTATATCGGATTGACAACGATATCAGCCGTGAAGCTTATCAAGAACACATCTCCTGCAGTTCCCGGTAGCACTTGGTAGATACCATTGTCAGCTATCGGTGGATTCTGCGCTCCGTTGGCTGCTTGACTCCACGTTACGATAGAACCTACTGGCACTCCAGTGCTGACCACAAATTCATCCCAGTTACCTGCGGTCAGTAAGTTTGCCAAGTCACCATCAACAACATCATCAGTATATGAACTCCAGTCACATCCCAAGAAAGTACTGCAAGGCGTATTAATCAACTGCACCTGCATCTGATCTGTATCTTGCATCAATGGTGCGTAGGCACGTTGGTCATTGTTCAGACAACCATTGAGCTGAGATACACTATTGACTGCAAATTGAATAGGCTGATTGGGTATATTAACTGCCCCCATTTTGAGTTGCTTTTGATGTTGATACGATGAATTCTGCTACGCCATTAGTATGATTGTATTTCAGTTCCTTAATCCATCCGAATCTTGGTGACTGACCTTCCATGTTGAATTGAATCCTGCCTATTGGATTTGCTAAGATAGTATCGAATTGCGACTGACTCATCGGGTAGTTGAAGCGAT